TTAGTAGTAGGTGATGAACATGCTTATTATTTACAAAATAAAATTGATGACATACTAAATGAAGGTTACCTCATAGTTTCAGTAACCGCACAACATGTAGCTACCGGGTCAAATCAAAGTTTTAGAGGTGGATATTTAATTGTATTTGAAAAATAAAACTATATGCTAAAAGTCATATAATCCGAGTTATATGTTAAAGGGCATATATTTATCATAAAATAAATCAAATGCCAACTACAAATTATACTTTTAATGAATTATACGGAGCGGGAACTTCATCAATTGATTTAACCGCAGGTACCCCATATACTTTTACCCTAACTAATAATTCAGGCTCTTCATACTTTGTTATGGAAACTGTTTCTAACCAAAATGGTGTATATGGTGATTCTTCACCTAAAAACCTTTCGGGTTCATTTACAAGTATAACTAATATAGCAACAGCTATTACTTCATCTAATTACGTAGCTGGTTTTTCTTTACTTGCAAGTACCAATGGATTTACTTTTACCCCTACATTTAATGTAACGGGCTCAACTTTAAAATTACGTGGTACAGGTGGTATTACTTTAGGGATTTCCCCATTAGTCTCTCTCCCAACCCCTATTTTATTTTATAACCCAGCAAATCCTAGTTCATACCCAGGTACAGGAGTAACTGTAACTAACTTAACAGGTTCTGCCCCTAATGGTGCTTTAGAAGGGAGTGTTGGGTTTACAAATCCTTACTTTACATATAATGGAACAACCTCAACTATTAAAATAAATGATAGTGCTGTTTTAGAACCTGATAGAGGGGATATTACCGTTGAATTATGGGTGCGACCAACAGTTTTTAGTGGACAAAAGATTTTAATTGCTAAAACTGATTCCGGATTATCATCTGGTTGGGGTTATGGTCTTAGATTATCTCCTGGTAGTACTGCTTATTTTGAAGTAGGAAATGGAACGAATTCTGTAGTTTCTCCTTCATCAACTTTAACTGCTAATGTTTGGCAACAAGTTGTTGGTGTTTGGAGTAATGTTGACTCTAAATTTATAAAAATGTATGTTAATGGGGTTAGTCCTGGGCAGATTTCACATTCAACTGTAGGTGTTAAAGATACTACCTCACCTCTATACATTGGATCATTTGGGGGAGGTACATTTAGCCAATGGTTTACTGGTGATACCGGTATTACTAGGATATATAGAGCCGCATTAACAGAAAATCAAATATTACAATTATTTAATAATGATAAATCCATATACGGACTGTAAAAATAGTTGTATATACGGATAAAGGTAGGTTGGAGGGAGGTCAAGGAAGGCTTGGAGTGTAAATTTTGAGTTCGTATATTTAAGAAAAAATAAAGGTTATAATTTAAAAATAAAGGTTATGGAAACGAAAAACAAAATTAAAACATTAGAGAAAGAAATTAAGTCAATCGATAAAATTCTTTACACTTTTTTAGCAATTATTTTGATCCAATCAATTTTGGTATTGCTTTCAATCACAGCATTAAATGCTATTTCTTTAGGAGTAATTATTGGAACAATTATTTTGTTTAGAAAAAATGTTCAAAACAGAAATGTTAAAGAAACAATGATGAGAATTTACGAAGCAATGGATGATGTAGAAGCATTCGAAGAAAAATACGAAAATCTTTAATTAAACAAACAATCAATTTTATGGACAAACAATTTGAAAAAGGGAAGACTATCACTAGACCTGATGGAACAATTATGGTAATTTTTGATGGTAAATTACATAACTGGGAAGGGCCAGCTTTAATTCCTGAAGGGATTAAGCGTAAACGAGAATATTACTTAAATGGAATCCAATATTCAGAGGCTGAATGGAAAGAAAGAGTTAAAGGTAGAGAAGGTTTACCATGGTATAAAGGATCAGGAGCTAAAGCTAGATTTTAAGATGAAAATAGGTGATAAATTTAAGGATAAAAGTAGTGGAGAATTTGAAGTAATAAATAAGAATAATGAAACTTTTACTATCAAATTTATTAAACGACCATTAGAAGGAGAAATGACGGTAGCTAATCCTAAATATGCTTTATCATTTGAGGAGTTTACTTTACAGGAACCTGATGTTAATAAAATGTTAGATTTAAGTATTATTAAAATTATTTAATATGCAGCGTATAACAGATAATGAAGCTCAAAGATATATCCCATGTTCAGAGGATTTTTACGATAACCCATCTTCGTATTATACGTTAGATGACGATGAAGAAGGTTGGAGTCATGTGACTTATTACACTAATAAAAAACGCGCTTTATATGCGGGTAAAAGTGGTAAAAATTGGGTGTATATTTTATCTAATCCATCAATTCCTAATATGTTAAAAATAGGATATACAAAATTAGATCCTCAAGAACGTTCTATTCAAATTGGGAGAGGAACAGGTGTACCTCAAGAATTTACAGTTGAATGGGCTTACAAATGTTTTAATGGAGAAGAAATTGAAGGTGAAGTTCATAAATATTTAAAAAATAAAAGAGTTAATACTAATCGAGAGTTCTTTAGAGTAGACTTGGATGAGGCTAAACGGATTATTACATTAATTGGGGATAAGTATAATTAATATTTATTGCTGATTAATATATGTAATGAGATGATACATTTAGATGGAGTATTTGCCCTATTTGGCTTTCCGGATGATGGTGAAGATAAAAAAATAGAAAAAGAAATTGAAGATTTTAAAAATACACCTCACTTTAAAATTGGGATGTATGTAAAGTTACTTCTTAATGGTTTAACTTTTAAAAAACAAATAGTATCCTTTTTCTCTAAAGCTGACCCTGAATTAGATTCAGATAATATAGATGAAGCAGGTGAATTTCTAATGTTTAATAGAGCATGGTTTTGGATTAGCCAATGTAAAATCAGAAGTAAAGTTTGGAAAGATGCTTTGAAAGATTGTGCTAATGAAGATTTAGTATTTGCTATTAAGTTAAGTATAACATATTTTGAAAATATTGAAGAATATGAAAAATGTGCATTCCTAAAAAAGATTCAAGATTTCTTAGAAAAGTCCTTGGAGAAGTGAAGAATCTTAATTATCTTTAAAAAAGATTTATTTATTAAAATATAAATTTAAAAAAACTTTAAATAATTAACATAAAGTAAATAATAAAAAATAAAATGAAAAATAAAGAATTAGCATTGAGAAGGATGCAAGCCTTAGAGGGTAGACTTGCTAGTCTACGTCTTTCCCTAAATGAAAGAGACATTGAAAAATGTAGAGAAATTTTTAACCAATTAGTAGAAGTTAAAGAAGATCTTAAATCTATTATTGAAAGAGAAAATTAATTAAAATAAATAAAAGTTATGAATTTGACAGCCGAACAGATCCAAGGAAATTGGAATGAATTAATGGACTATATTGAAAAATATATTTCCGAACCTCGTAAAGAAAAACTTTTAGAATTTTATAATCAATATTCTGAGCGTTTAATGTTAATGCCTGCTGCGCATAAAAAAGAATACCATAATGCTTTCCCCGGAGGATATGTAGAACATGTTTTACGTGTTATTAGATGTGCCCTTAAGCAAGCTAAATTATGGGAATCCGAAGAATGTGACATGACTACTTTTACAATTGAAGAATTAGTATTCTCAGCCCTGAATCATGATTTAGGTAAAATGGGAAGTGAAGATGAAGATGCTTATATATCTCAGACAGATAATTGGAGACGTGATAAATTAGGAGAGGAATATATATTTAATACTAAAATTCCATTTGCTTCAGTCCCAGATAGAGGATTATTTATGCTTCAATCACATGGTATTCAGTACACATTTAATGAAATGATTGCAATTCAGACGCATGATGGTTTATATGATGAAGCTAATAAAAAATATTTAATGGGCTTTATGGCTGAACAAAAACCAAGAACATCACTTCCTTTTATATTACACCAGGTAGATTTAATGGCTGCACGTATCGAATTCGAACGTGAATGGTTACCTAAATTTAAAGATAATAAAAAGTCTGTGGTCGCTCCAAAAAAGAATTTTACATTGGACAACAAGCCTAAAGCTAAAAATAAAGCATTAAGTACTATTAAAAGTGAAGGTTTACAAAACTTATTAAATAATTTATGATAGCAACAATATTAATTAGCGTATTATCAATATTAGTAGTAATTCTAGGATTTACAACTCGTAATTTGATGAAAAAACAAGAAAAGTCAGAAGATCTTCTTATGGGTTATCTTGAATATCTAGATAAATTGTCTCGTACACTAGAAATCTCAGATAAAAAATTAAAAGAATTAGACTATAATGGTGCTTTTAAAAGTGATGATGAATCAGGTATTATATTTAAAAGTATTGTCCAAATACAAGAAATATTGAATGAATTTCAAGTAAAACGATTATAATGGAATTAACAACAAACTATGAATCCATATTAGTTAAAATATTACCTGAAGTAAACAGTATTGATAATTTAACAGTGGCTAAAGATTTTATCTATAGCCACATTTCTGCATCTAGAATTGACACTGATGATAAAATACAAATATCATGTAGTTTAAATTTAATAGAAGATGTAAGAGAACTTAATACTTACATTTATAATAGTATTTTATACTTTGAAGGAAACTCTGTTAATTCATATAAAAATAAAAAACGCAACCCTAAAAGTAAAAATTATTTTACTAAAGATACAGAAAACGCAATTGTATTATACAACACAACCCAGGATTTTGAACTAAAGAGTAGAATATATGAAGAAAAAATACATTATGCTTTCTTTAAATTAACACAAAATATAATTCATACCTTTAAATTTTACCATACTGAGGTAGATAATTTAGAGCACCTTCAACACGAAATAATTATTTTCTTATTATCTAAAATACACTTATTCAACCCAGAAAATGGGGCTAAGGCATACTCATATTTTGGTACTATTGTTAAACGTTGGTGTATATTATATAATGATAAAAATTATAGACATAAGATAAATAAAATTCCTGCTGAGGAATTAAATAATGAAAATTCACACTCATATACTATAGAATCAACGCCTATAAACGAGAAGTTGCGATATTTTATGGATGAATATGTTAGTTATATGTCTTTAAATATTTATAAACATTTTCCTAAAGAACAAGATGCTCAAATTGCAGATGCCATTTTAGAATTATTTAGAAAACGAGATAGTATAGACATATTCAACAAAAAAGCTTTATATATTTACATTCATGAAATGATACCAAATGTAAAAACTCCTAAAATAACTAAAATAGCTAACGCGTTATATAAGATTTTTAAAGCAAACTATACATTCTATTTAGAATATGGGTATATAAAATTTTAATGCTAATCATATTTATACCCAAAACAACATGAGTAATTTAGATTCTAATGTATTTGGTAAAAAGAAATTCTCGGATATTCTCCAAGAAATATACAATAACCAAAAGAAAAAAGAAGAACAAATTTCTGCACTTATAGGTGAGTTAAAACCTCTTATTAATGATATAGGAGATGCAACTCTAATCGTACCCTTAATTAAAGAGTACATGGATTTAGGACTTAAAAATGATGAACAATTAATCAAAATGTCTACTATAATCCAGAGAGCTTTATCAACTAATAAATCTGAATCTGAAGACTTTGGAATGTCAGCTGAAGAGAAAGCTCAACTATTAGAAGAAGTAAAGAAATTTAATCCAAACGATTAATGAGTGTAAAATTCGGTTTCCCAGCCTTATCCAATAGAGCGGTTAATACTAACACCTCTAGAAAAAAATCGGGTAAGAAAAATAGACCTCTAGTTATTAGGGTAACGGATATGATTTTGGATGAAAATCATCCTTTAATAAAAAATGGGAAATACGGTTTAAATTCATTAGGTCTTATTATTGGGGTTGGTACTTTACCTAGCAACTTTAGTAGACTATTTACAGCTTTACCTGCTAATCCAAATTTAAAAAAAATACCTACTATTAATGAGCACGTTGAAATTTTTCAAAGTACTACTCCTAATAGTAATGGTATACAATGGTTATATAAAGAACCATTAGGTTTATTTGGTAGTTCAACTCCAAATGGAAATCAATTTCCTTCTACTACTTACAATATTAATCCACCTACTCAAAACGTAAGTTATACTCAAGCAGGGTTAGGAGCGGTTAATGTTGTTTCAAATGAACCATCTGAGATACAAGTTACATCTGTAGTTAATCCTAGTCAAGCTACATACGTAGCTAAATCTGATATTAATCCTTTATTACCTTTTGAAGGTGATATTATAAATGAGGGTAGATTTGGGAGTAGTTTACGTTTTGGAAGCACAGCCAAATCAAAAAGTCAATACGCTAATAATTGGTCAACTTCCGGAAATAATGGTGATCCTATTACTATATTAAGAAATGGGCAATCTCCAAACTCACCAAAAGAAGGATGGATTCCTGTAACTGAAGATGTAAGTAATGATTTATCATCTATTTATTTAACATCTTACCAACAATTAAATACATTTAAAGTTGCAAGTGAATTATATCAATCCTATAAAACACCACCAACTTTCCCTAGCCAATACAAAAACCCACAAGTAATACTAAATTCAGATAGGATTGTAATTAATGCTAAAACTGATAGTATATTATTAAGTGCTCAAACATCTATAGGTATGTCTACTAATGGTAGTGTAAATATAGATGCATCTTCTCATTATATTAGTTCTAATGATATAAAATTAGGATCTAAAAATGCTTCCCAACCAGTTTTATTAGGTAATGATACTATTGAAGTTTTAAAACAATTAGCAAGTGCTATTAAAGATTTAGCATCTATATTACAAGTACAAAGAGATTACCCCAATGGTGCATTAGTAACCTCTTACAATTCAGTTGCAGGTAGTGTATTAAACCAAATTAACAGTGCTAATGGTATATTAGCACAACTAAATGATAATAGTCTAAAATCTAAAACAACCAAAGTACAATAATGGCTTCAGAAGTAACAGGTTCAATTGAATTAGAAATAGATTTAAATGATGTTTTATCTATACTGGGAGTAACTCTCCCATCTACCCCTCCTTCAGGCTCTTTACCTGAATTACCTAAAAAATTAAAATTTGAAACTATTAAAGGAACAATAGTAAATTCTATTACTAATGAACCCTTATCTGGAGTTAAAGTTAGTAATACATTTCTAAAAATGGATACTACTAATAAAAAAGGTGAATTTTCTATAAAACACCCCTCAATAAAAGGTACAGGATTAGACCCTACTAAACTTCCATTAAATATTAGTTTACAAAAATATTCTTTTTTACAAATAACACCTTATACATCTGTTGGAGATATTAAATCTAATTTAGGAATTATTACTTTAAACCCTCAAGAATCAAATTTAAAAAAAGAAATTTTAGATCTTTTAAAATTTCCCCCTTCAACTGTAGAAAATTATTCTACTAAAAATGTTACTGTTGACTTTAGAATTCAAAAGAAATTAAATACAAGTATAGATGATTTAAAAGGTATAGTAATACCTTTAGTATTAAGTCTAATAGCGGCATATGGTATTAGTGAAGTGCAAAAGATTATAGAAAAATCAAAAATTAACCCTGCAGGGGCCTTTGATGAGATAAAAGATATAATTGTTTGTCCTACAAAAGAGGAAACGGATAGATTAATAGCTACTAAAAATAAGCTTGTTAAAAAAATTAATAATACTCTTACTGTAATTACAAATACAACAGATACTTTAGCTAAATCTGAACAAATATTAAATATTACATCTCCCACAATTAAAATACTACGCCAACTGCCACTACCCGTAGCCGTTTTAGGTGTTGGAATCCCCTTAAATGTTATTACAGGTGTGCAAGATACTCTTAAATTTTTAGATTCTTTAATAGAAAAATTACTTTATATTAATATTACTACTTTAGCAATTTTAACATTATTAAGAGGTGTATTATCCCAAATTCTTGATTTTTTGAATCTTTTAGATCTTTTAATTCAATTTTGTTACCCAAATACTGAGCAAGAAAGAATATCTATAGAATTAACAGCATTAGTTGCTCAACAAACCGTTCAAACTTCACCTGTAGTTACAAATGTAAATGGATTTGAAATGAGTGTTGAAACTGAACCTACTACAAAATCCTTAAAACGTAGAAGAGCTATAGCTAGAAATAAAAGTGGTGTAGTAATGTTACAAGGAGAATGGTCATTTAGCTCAATTGATCAGATATTAATAGATGAATTAACATTTTATATACAACAAAACAATTTAAAAGCAGATTAATTAAATATTTATAACCATATGGAAGCAATCAAATTAAAAAAATTTATTAAAGAAGCCGTAAGAGAAGCAATTCAAGAAGAATTAAAGGATATTTTATTGGAGGCTGTAAGATCACCTAAACAAGTAGTTAGAGAATCATATGCTCCACCTACACAACCAACCCAACCAGCTTATGCACCTCCTGCAGTTGATTTTAGATCAAAATACGCTGAGGTATTAGGAGAAACCGCTATGAGTTTTACTACAAATGATGTAAACAAATTTAACCCTAGAGGAGCTGACCCATTAAGTGGTAACTTACCAGGTGGTGAATTAGGTATGGACCAAATTATGGGTTTATTAAATACTAAGTAATGGCATTTGATCCTCAACAAATATATCCTATTGATTTAAACGCTAGTAAAGCGGTTGGGGTGAATATTCCTTTTACAGGTCCCGCGGTTTTTATATCTAATTATCAAACTAAGGATGCTATTAAAAATAATTTAATTAATTTTTTCCTTACAAATCCTGGAGAAAGACCATTAAATCCCCTATTTGGTGGTGGTTTACGCGCATTTATATTTGAACAGATAACAACTGATAATCTTGATTTTTTAAGAGAAGATATAAACTTAAAATTAGAAAATTATTTCCCAAATATACAAGTTGAAGACCTAATAATAACAGGGCAAGACGATATAAACCAAATTACAGTTACCTTAAAATATTCTGTAATTAATACAAGTATTACAGACACAATAGAAATTCAATTTTAATAATGGCAACTACTAAGAGAGACATAAAATACATTAACCGTGATTTTTCTGATTTCAGACAACGATTAATAGAATATACTAAGGCGTATTTTCCAAATACCTATAATGACTTTTCTCCTTCATCACCTGGGATGATGTTTATTGAACAAGCAGCTTATGTTGGAGATGTTTTAAGTTTCTATTTAGATAATCAATTACAAGAGAATTTTATTCAATATACTCAACAAACTAACAACATATATGAGTTAGCATACATGTTTGGGTATAAACCAAAAACAACAACTGCAGCTCAAGTAACTATAGATTTCTATCAACAATTACCAGCTAAAACAGTTAGTGGTAGTGTTATACCAGATTATAATTATGCCTTAACTCTAGGAGAAAATACACTAATAACATCAGCAAACGGAACATCTTTTTTAACCCAAGATAAAGTAGATTTTTCAGTTTCAAGTTCTCAAGATCCAACAGATGTTACAATATATCAAGTTGCAGGAAATGTAACTCAATACTTCTTATTAAAGAAAAGTAGAAATACAATATCTGCTACTATAGCTTCTCAAACTTTTACGTTTAATGAACCACAACAATTTAGTACTATTAATATTAATGGGAGTAATATCATTAAAATATTAGATATTACGGATGCTGATGGTTATAAATGGTATGAAGTAGATCATTTAGGTCAAGAAATGGTATTAGATACTATTAAAAATACTAATATTAATGATCCTAATTTAAATGGTAATACTCCATATTTATTGAGACTTAAAAAAGTTCAAAGACGTTTTGCTACTAGATTTACATCTAATACTAATTTACAAATTCAATTTGGGGCTGGGACATCTGCTGATAATGATGAAGAAATAACACCTAACCCTAATAATGTGGGTATTGGTCTTCCTTTTGAAAAAGATAAATTAACAACAGCATACTCACCTACTAACTTCCTATATACTGGAACTTATGGTATTGCTCCTTCTAATACGACGTTAACTGTAAGATATTTAGTTGGAGGTGGGGTTAGTTCTAATATAGCAGCTAATTCATTAACTAAAGTAAATTCTTCTAATGCTAAATTTACTAATGCTAATTTAAATTCAACTACAGCAACTTATATATTTAATTCATTATCAGCTAATAATCCTGAAGCAGCAAGTGGTGGTAAAGCTGGAGATACTTTAGAAGAAATAAGACAAAATACTTTAATGCTTGTAGCATCTCAACAACGTTCAGTTACAGCAGATGATTATTTAATCAGAGCTTTAAGTATGCCTTCAGATTATGGTGCAGTTTCTAAAGCATTTATAGAACAACCTAGATTGACAGATAACCAAGTTTCAACTATTGAAACTCTAAATTTATATGCTTTATCCCAAAATTCAAGTGGTCAATTAGATTATGCTTCTGATACTTTAAAAAATAATTTAAGAACATATCTATCTCAATACAGAATGATTGGTGATAATATTGAAATTAGAAACGCTTTTATTATAAACATTGCTGTTAATTTTGAAATTATAGTATTCCCTGAATATAATAATAATGAGGTTTTACTAGCGTGTATAACAGCTTTACAGAACTATTTTAATATAAATAATTGGCAAATTAATCAACCAATTATGTTAAGAGACCTTTATGTTATGTTGGATAAAATTAAAGGAGTTCAAACTGTTAAATCCGTAAATATTGAAAATAAAGCAGGAACAGTTTCAGGATACTCAGAATATGCTTATGATATAGCAAGCGCTACTCAAAATTCTGTTATATACCCCTCATTAGATCCTAGTATATTTGAAGTTAGATATCCAAATTTAGACATAAAAGGTAAAGTAGTTCCATTATAACACCATATTTATAATAAAATATTGTAAATGGCTGTTTATAAACTATTCCCATACAAAGATTCAACTATATACTCTCTATACCCTACTATGAA